GTCACCCCCTGATGCAGCTGATCAAGCTGTGGATCCCGCCCCAATTGAGGATCCTGCGCCGGAAATTGTCACAAATATAACGGTGCAAACTGGGTGGGAAAAGTTCTGGGTTTGGTTTGACCTGGTGTGTTGGTGGATGCTCGTTGTGGGCATTCTTGCTGTTGCTTCATTTGCGATTTTTGTCGCATTGAGTGACAACGTTGATCTGGCAATTTGCGTTCTTGCGATTGGCTGGACCACCTTTGTTTGTTTCTGCCTGCGCATGTTTTCAAAGCGCGGTGGTTTCAAAACCGACTATACTACTTATGCTCTCGTTGGTTCTGCTTACGCTGAAAGGCTTGGATTTGGTGATCGACGTCACATCACGTTTCGAACGTGTCCTGTTGACTCTCCTGACTACATTCCTGATGCCAAATATAAGACCTATCGATTGAGCGTTATGAAAGACGGTAAACTTACACGCCGATTTGTCACAATTTCGCATGAATTGTATCTTGAAGCTTGTGCCTTCAAGAACATGTCGCGTTATTCGACACCAGAGTCTTTGGACAGCGCCTTTGCTGATACGTTGTCCTTTCTTCGCACACATGGTCACGTTAATGTTGATCGATATGTCCAGGCTCAAGAGCAGATCCTTCATGAAACTACACGGTTCTTCGTGTTTAAGTTGAAGTGTGATCTGTTCCCTGAGACGTCAACAAACGCGACTCGCCCGTGAGGCAGTTGGTGGCATATGGCTACCGTTTCAGTGAGTTCAACTCTCCAATACGTGCTGACAAAATTAAAGATGATGTCAATTTCACGGTTCATACTTGGAGTGATACTGACCGGCGGCCACCGATGTGTGTTTCACTCGGATGCCACTTAAACAGCTTCAAGATGCCTTTCGGTGACCTCTCCGATACTGCATCGAGCATTGCGGGCGTGCTCAAAAGAACTGCATTCAAGCATCCTCCTGCTGACTGCAACCTTAGATCGGAGCTGGCGGAGTTTGTCCGTAGCTGGCTCTTGAAAAACCTTTCCCCACTGAACACTCAAGATGACGTGTCTTTTAATACCTGGATTGAGGCAACCAAGTACAGTCGTCGGAGAAAGGAAGAGTTAAAGAAGACTTTCGAAGCTTTTGATGGAAAATGGAAAAAGAGAGATCTTGAATGCAAGTCGTTCAACAAGGCTGAGTCATACTCTGCTTGGAAACATTTGCGTGGGATCAATTCTCGTTCTGACATCTTTAAGTGTATTGTTGGTCCTACTTTCTCGGCCATTGAGAAGGTGCTTTTTAAGATGAAGTGGTTCATTAAGAAAGTGCCAGTTTCTGACCGGGCGCGGCATGTGTGGGAGACGATGTATAGCCCCACAGCTCAGTATTATGCCACGGACTATTCGGCGTTCGAGTCGCATTTTGATCTTCAACTGATGACAGAGGTTGAATTTCAATTGTATGCGTTTATGACATCTGCACTTCCTACTGGTGCTAGTTGGTTTAATCTCGTTCGCGAAACACTGGGTGGTTTACAAACTTGTCACTATAAAGGGTTTGTAGCCGCAGGGGTCGCGTCACGCATGTCTGGAGAGATGTGCACTTCACTTGGCAATTCATTCGCCAATTTAATGATCTTTTTGTTCGTTTGTTCTAAAGCTGGAATCGAAGAAAAAGACATCAATGGTTTTGTTGAAGGTGACGACGGCTTGTTCAAATTTGAGAGACATCAGTTTATTGATGATAGTCTTTTCACAAAACTCGGTCTGACCATCAAGATCGATAAGTATGATACGCTTAATGAAGCATCTTTTTGTGGACTCATCTTTGACCCAGACAGCTTAATCATAATCACAGATCCGAGAGAAGTTCTAACGGATTTTGGATGGGCAGGACCGTCCTATGTTCACTGTGGTCGTGTGCGACGTGGCGAGCTCTTGAGAGCCAAGTCGTTGTCCTTCATGCACCAGTATCCTGGTTGCCCAATTGTTCAATCGCTCGCCTTGTATGGTTTGAGAGCAACTGCTCACGTTGATTTATCTCGATACCTCGAAAGGGGATCTATGAAAACAAGTGAGTGGGAACGTGGGCAATTGCTTGAGGCTGTTGAAAATATTGACAAATTAGTGTCGAGGCCGGTTACGAGACGGTCGCGTGAAATTGTCGATAAGATGTACGGTATCTCACCTGATGAGCAAATTCGCATCGAAAACATACTTGATTCCCGCTCTTATGAAGATTTGAGTCCCATTGATATTGGTCGACCTGATTACATGAGCGATGTTTGGGCTGAATGTTGGAGCGAATATGTGCGTGTCTCTCAAGGTGATTATCCTGTTGCATATTCTTCACGCCTCGTGCATGAAAACTTCCCCAATGGCTTTGATCGCATTCAATCTCGTGATCAGGTCGTTGGAGCTGATTTCCACTCGCGCCTTTGGGTCCAGTGATGTTCAGCTAACTTTGCGTTTTGGAAGGAGGGTAAGACCCGGGGCAAATAGGCCTGGCTTAGCAACTGTATCTCCGAACCCGGCTTGCAGGCTTGGTACATGTAATACTTTTGATGTTATAGTTTAGTTTGAGTGTGTGTGCGAATAGGAATGGGTCCACACACCTGCGCTTGAGAGGAACCTGAGTAGACAGCACGTGTATCCGACTGTTTGAAAAGAATAAATTCTCTGTGCCCAAATGAGGTGAACGCCTGACATTGTGTTTGCATGTTGTGTGTCGAGAGAGCTGGGGGGCCACCCAAGTAATAATGGCG